TCTTTCATGTTACGATTGACAGTAACTTTATCAAACCAATCATCTGTTTCACTTAAGGTATATGTTTTTGCTTTGTTTGCAATATCTGCTAAACTTTCAGCAATTTTTTTTAAATTTTCTTCTTGTTGGAATACTTCTGAATACTTTGAGAATTGTGAAATAGCTTCTTTTACTTCTCTTGCAGAAACTTTATTTTCACTCTTACCATACATATCCTCTACGATATCCGTAAGACCTGTATTTGTTCCACTACCTATTACTGGTGTAGAAACAATCCCACCAACGAGTGAGAAATTTTCTTTTAATAAATCTTTTAACTTTGCCATGTTTGTCTCCTTATACTTATATAAATATAATCATCTTCGCTTTTTACCACGCAAATAACTACGAAATCTTTTATCTACTTTACTCCATAAAACAATCAACATACTTCTAATACCTTTACTTGTATCACCAGCAGGACCAGATTTAATACTTTGAATAATATCCATAGCATCATATCTTCCACCTTTAACACCATCCATCATTATCTTGATAGATTGTTGAGATGCTTTATTAAAAATTTTACCCATCGTTTTGATATCATCCTCTATAAATTTCTTTGCTTCTGGTGTGGAATATCCTATTGATGGTACACTCATTTTATGTGTGGTTTTAATTGAACCAGGCACATACATATCGGCTTCTTTTAATATTTCTTTTAGTTTAATCATTTTTGAAATTTATCATCTAAACCATCTTTACCATCTAAGTAATTATAAACTGATTGTAAGTAATCTTGTGATTTAGTAAGTTTAGATTGTACCCATGCTGGGAACTGAACTCCACCATCACCATCTTTATCAACATTATCTATAATTTTATAAATCATTTTGGCATACTCCATACTTCTCTCTAATTGAGCTTTTGCCATCTTACCCTCATGGTCGGTTGATTCTTCTTGTAATCTAAAATCTTTCCACTTACTCCACATTTTATGATTCATTACTTCTTCTCCAATATCTCTTTCATTTGAAAGGCTTTTAATATGATGTACTGAATGTTATCAACAGTCAATTTATCATTTTGTGTTCTAATACTTTTTTTCAAATCCTTTATACCAAACTCTAAGTGTCTCATTTGACCATTCACTTCTGAATATCCCTGTCTTGATATAGGTTTGTTTTTTAAATCATCTCTGAAGTAAAGTTCAACTTTCTTTTCAGTTATAACTTCTTCTTTAACTTGCTCTTTAGTGGAACAACATCCACCACCACATTCGCAATGTTCTTCTTTAATTAAATCTTTTAACTTAATCATCTTGTCTTCACCTTATTTTTGGTTAACCACCAATGTACTTTGTTGGTTAGTATATCTTCATCTCTACGATTCTTACCACGAGCACCAAATGCATTTAAATAATCCTTAACTAAATAGTATGCTGGTTCTACATCTTTTGAACCAGGTCTTATGTTAGCAACCACTTGTGATGCTTGTAAATCTGTTTTTACATGGTATTCTAAGTAATCATAATCAAATAAACTTGAAAAGATACTTGAGTTCTGAATGTTTTGTAAAACTGGTTGACTCCTATCATCTCTCCAATCCCACTTATTTTTATACTTAGAATGTCCCCATCCTTGTACAAATGCATATCCTTGATACATCAATGATTCTGGTTTTCTTGCCTTACCTGGTTTACCAAGATAATCTAATTTGTGAAAACCATCTTTCTTAGCCTGCATACAAAGTTTTTTTGTACTTGATGGTATTTTAAATTTTTTACCAGTTTCTTTTTCAGCCCTTTTTATTTCACGCATGAATTCATCTGGTAAAACAATTCTTTCAACTAATAAATCTTTTAGAAATATCATCTTCTGTACAACCATCCACCATGTACATCAAACCTTGCATAAGTTTTAGGTTCAAAGATATTACCTCTTACACCTTTTGCTCTTCCATTGTATCCTGCAGGTTTGTAAATATCACCATTACTTTTATCTACAAAGAAGTGAACACTTAATCCTTGTTTTGGTTGATTTGCACGAACATTAACTATTCTATCAAACTTTGGTCCCTTTTTCAAATGTGCTGGATGTTCCCAATTACCAGCTTCGTGTGTGGATGGAAATGACCTTTTGAATTGTTTCTCTGCAGATTTCTTCATGAAGTTTAACATCTTCTTCATTGCTTGGTCATACCCTTTGATTGCTTCATTTTGTGCAGTTATTTCTTTTGCAATATCCTTTGCAATATCTTCACCTATTATATCTTTTAATTTAATCATTTTACCAAACCCTCGCAAACGCACCTGATGTAATTTGATTAGACATCCTAGCAATTTCTTTTCCTCTTCTTTCAGCTTCTCTTCCCATATATGAATTATCAGGATATCTTTCTTCAGCTTCTTTATCTCTTCGTAAATCATCAGCATAATAATCTAATTGTTCATAAAATTTATTCATAGCGGTTGTGATATCACTTAATGCTCTCATTACATCACGCTCACTTTTTGGGTCCATCTTTATACCTTTCATTACAGAATAAGAAACTGCATTTGGTTTACCACCAACTAACCCAACAATTAATTTATTAGCATAATCTTTTGTTTTCATAATTACTTTTTTTACTTTTGCAGGGTCACGATAAATTGCTCTCATTGCATCTTCATATCTTCTTTCGTTTTCTTGTTGAAAATCTTTATCAGTTCTCCACTTCCAAGAACCAGATTTAATATCCATCCTTAATTTTCTTATGTTTTTAGCACCCATGTAAGGCATATCTTCATCCATATTGATTTTATAAAACTGAATCCCATCTATCTTTTTAACTGCAGTAGGACTTTGCCATCCGTATTTATTCAAACCAAATGTTCTCATATCTTCAGCACCATATGCCGTAGGATTTTTTACTTGAATATCTTTACTTCTCCAACTTCTTGTATACCATAATGATTTACCATCTTTGAATACACATACAATTGTTCCTTTATCTATTTCTAAATTAGATTCCCAATATCTATTACCTTTTGCATAAAGAGTTACTTTCTTACTTGCTACTGCAATTGCAACACCCTTTCCAGGTAATCGAGATTGTTTTTCAATTTGACTATCTTCAATCTTACTTGCTTCTAAACCTTGTGTTGCTAAGTAACTATATAAATCTCTATCTAAAGAACCTCTGTTGTTCATAGAAAACTTTCTTAGTAGTTTACTTTTAAAAGCCTCGGTTATATATCCTGCTTTTGATTCTTTTAATACATCATATAATTTTATCACCATAATCTCCTACAAACTTGTGTACATACCTGTGTATTTTGTGAACATATCTTGTAATTGGTCTGCATAAATACCTTTTAGTGTTTTCTTATTTTTAATACCTTTGATAGTTACCCAATCAAATTTCATATTATATAAATCTCTACCTCTATCATAATCTATTGTAACATGGTTTACTCTTTTAGAGTTTTTACCAATCTTGAAACTCATTCCATTTGGCCCTACACCAAAGTGTTTAGCACCTGTCATCATAATAAATCTATTACCACCTAATTGTCTTAAGAGTTCACCTGCCTGTCTTTTATCCATTGCTTCTCTAATACCTTTACCACCCATTTGTTTATAAATCTTGATTAGGTTTTTAAGATGTTCTTCATCTCTAGCATTAGTAACTCTACCTTGTTTTTTAATTTTGTTTTGGAACATCTTGATAGCAGTTTGAAGTTTATGCATTTCCATTCTATCAAAAGCTTCTTTTACACCAAGATGACTTATTTTACCTCTACCAGATTTACCTGCAATCTTAGGTTGAGAATAATCTGGGTCAAGTTTTCTTAACTTGATTAAAATATCTCTTAACATCTCTCTATCAGTAGAATCATATCCGATTTCAAAATTTGGTTTCTTCTTTAATAATACTGAATATGCCATTCCAATATCTTTCATCTTCAAAGTTCTTTTCTTTTTATCTGGATAAAGTCCTTTTGGTCCATAGAAATCATTCATATATTTAACGAACCCTCTATAATCCATTTCATTTAAATGAGCGATAGCAGATATATTTTCTTTCTTTACACAATTAGGATATGTTTTACCGAACATTTTCTTTGTTCCTTTTTTCTCATATCCTTTCCAACACTTCTCAACTAATTTTACGATGTGTTCTGCTGTTTCAAACTTCATCAAACCTGACATAATCTCTGCTTTCTTTGCAGTGTTTGCATTTCTATAAGCTTTCTTTATGTAATCGTAGGTTTTATTAACCATTTGTTTTGCATCTTCAGGTGTGTTACCATACTTGATTAGTAATTTTTCAATTTTTTCTTTTTCACCCTCGTTAAGTATAGATTCACCAAGTGCTTGTTTTGATTTTATCATAAATTCTACCCAATGTTTTTTATAAAAGTTCATTAACAACAAACCTTTTTTTCTATCTTTCTTTGCAATACTTTTAATAGCAGATTTTAATTTCTTATCATACTTTTCTGCTTCTAATTCTGAAAATGATTCTTTTTTAATTTTTAAAAGGTGTGGTCCTGCAGGTTCATCACCTAACTCACCCTCTTCACCATAACCACAAGTGCCTTCAAGGTTTAGTTCTTGAGCAACTAACTCTCTAATCATCTCTTTTAACCACTCTTGTTTCACTTTGTTTGGTTTCCCTTTGTGTTTTGTAGATGCAAAATCTTCTGCATCTTTCTTTTTCATTGATTTAGCAACTTTCTTCACTTCTGGTGAAGCATCACTTGGGTCCATCTCACCTTTATTAAGTGCGTGAACCATTCCCATAAATCTTTGTTGGGCTTTAGATTTTGCAGGCATTACTTTGCCAGTCCATCACCACTAAAAGTTTTTCCTAATTTACCATTATCTGGTATAGCAAAATCTTCTAATCCTACTTTTCCTTTTTGTGGTTGTGGTGCATCATTACCATCTGCCAATTCTGTAAATGTAGGGTCTGCAATTTGTCCGTTTGGTGGTATCGGAATACCCTCTAAACCATTATCCCCACCTAAACTATCATTATCTTTAGGTATATTTGGTAATTGTTTATCTTCTAAACCAGGCATATTACTCTCCTCTTATAATCTTATTAATTATATCTTCTGCTTTACAATACTGACCACAAGTTCTACCTTGTGTTTGTTGTGATTTATCAACACCCTCACTTAGTGGATGCATGAAAGCACCATGTGTAGATGGATTTGATACGAAATCAAATGCAATAAGTTCAAAGTCATCTCCTACTTTCATTACTTGTCCATCTGCTTCTTGAACTTGTTCTACTGAACCCATTCCACGAGAACTGATACCTAACTTGATACCATTCTTGAATAATTCTCTTAAAATATTACCACTTGGTGTGGTTAGGATTTCTACTGTCCCTAATAAACTATCTCCCTCAAAATGCATTTCAGTTACATTGTGTGATACATTTTGTAGATTAACAACTGAACTATCTGGATGGTCTAATTCACCCAACGCTCTACTTTGTTTAATAAAGTTTTGAGAATAGTTTTTTGCCTCTCTTGTTAGAATTTCTTTTGGATACACTCTACCATTTTGATTCTTAGCATCTGCTCTTTGTAATACACCTTTAACAATTAACTTACCATTGTTTTCTTTCATGGATTCGTTAATTTGTTGTGGTGTTACTTCAAATGGTATGTAATCTACTATTAGGTTTTTCATCTTATTTCATCCTCTTAATCATTTGAACTGAATCTTTCATAAAGCCAGTTACACCATTTTTATAATTCTTTTTGATTTCTTTTGCCAACTTTTGGTTTTCTGGTCTTGGGTCTCTTAAGAATGCTTGTTCTAATTCAAACATTGCTTTTCTCAAACTTGCTTCATGTTTAGCAATCTTAGATAATGCTCTTCTTGCGAACCTTACATCATCTGGTCCCTCTTGTACCTCACCAGTAAATTGTCTTTTATAGAAATCTGCATCTGATTTAGATTGCTTCTTAGGTTCAGATTTCTTTTTACCCTTGAACTTATCTTTAATTTTTTGTATAATACTTTTTGCTTTTTTCTTAGCAGGTTCAGCAATTGCGGAATCTTTTGATTTTACTGCAGTAGAAAGTTTTATCTTATTTTTAGTTTTTGGATTAGTAACAGATTGTTGTTGCATTGCTGCAGTTACTGCTGCTGCAACGACTGGGTTCTCCATCAATGTACCCTCTCTTTGGAAGTTCATTTTCTTTTTCTTTGCATCTTTCTCTGCTGCTGCTAATCTTGCGTTTGCATCATCTGCTGCTGATGACATTTTCTTATCTACTTTTTTATCAACAGATGGTTTCTTAGCACTTGGTTCTTTCATTTTTTTACCATCAATCTCAATCTCTGTACCTGGTTTGATGATATGGTCTTTTTTATACTTATCGTATTGTGCTTTTGAACCAAACTTTAATTCTTTTAATTTTTGTTCTTTATGCCATTTCATGGTATCTTCAAGAGTAGGTAATGGTTCACCAAATTTTCTGTTTAATACATCGATTGATTCTTTTAAATATTTATCGTTCATTGTAATTTCCCTACTTTGTTAGCTAATTTAACTAACCTTTCTGATATTTGATTTAATGCTTTATGTGTGGTTTTCCAATAAGAACTTGAATCCACACTCAACTCATTCTTTAATCTTACATTGAAATCTATTTGTTTGGATAATGAGTTCAATGCGTTTTTAACTTCTCTCATTGAACGACCAATCTTTTGTTTTGGTGTTAGAGTTTCATCGTTTCTCCATTGATGATATTTACCCTCACTTACATTTTCGAGTTTTTTATCGATTTGTTTACCAAGTGATGGTTGAACTCTTTGTACATCTTTTACTGCTTTCAACCCACCTTTAAGTATTCTTGCGATTCTTGCTTTGGCTTGTGATTTAGATGATGCGTTAACGATAGTTTGTATTACATCACCATCACCTTTATCAATCTTAACTGCGAACATTACTTCATTAACTTGTTCTTTTACTTTTTTGTATCCACCTACTTCACCATCTTTTGGATGTGCTTTTGAACCAGAAGAAAATGCTTTAGGTGTATCATAGTATATACCAGTTCCTTGAGAACCACCTGCAGTTACAGTCGTAGATACTTCCTCTATTTCTTTACGAATTAGATGCTTGAGTATTTCTTTGAATCGTTTTTTACTTATCTTGGTGGACATTATCTAACTCCTTAATTAATTCATAGTATCTCATCAAAGCCACAACATGGGAATCTTTTACTAACTTACCACCAACTGATTCATCAGTATGTTTGATTGCCTCAGAAAGTTTTATTTTAGTAATTTTATCATCTATTTGTTTTAGATGAGATTTTAGTATAGATTTTACTTTTGTAACTTCAGAATCTATGAATTCTCTCAAAGAATTAGTGTTTGATAAGTTATTGATGTATTCTCTCAATAGATTTTTTTGAGATTCGTTTAGATTGCTGTATTTTTTGTTGAATTTATCGACTAATAACTGATAAGTTAATAATCTTACATCCGTATCTTGAGTTTGGTACGACTCTAACACTTTATTAGAAGATTTATTTGATTTGATGTCTGATTGTGTGATTGTTTCTAATATAGTGATTTTTGAATCTGTTTCTTCTACAGAATCTACTACTTCTTTTACAGATTCATTTTCGAATAAAGTATAAACTGATGCTAATACTTTATAATTTGAAATTCGTGAATTAAAAAACGCATTTACACCATAGTTTTCTTTGATTTGTTTTATCAAATTGTATTTTTCATTTTTTAATCTACGATTTGATAATTTTCTACGATTTTTAATTACAGCTTCGATTAAAATCTCTGCTTGGTTTAAATTTTTGTACTTTTTCTCGATTAAAATCTTGTAAAGTTCGTTTTCTTTACCTAATTGAGTTTTCTCATTAAAGAATTCTTTAATGATTTTGATAGCTGGTGAATCTTTTTTATCATTCATCACATCGACTGCTATCTGTCTGGTAAGTAACTCGAAGAGTATACCAGTATTTTTTATTTTATTATGCTTCTTTTGGGTTGACATCAAACACTCCAATATTTTTAATTATTCGTACCATATATAAATATAAAACTTTCAAGAAATCGTTATTTATCTTCCTTAAAATCTTCATATTCCTTATTTAATTCTTCACTATCCATAGTTTCTTTCAAAACTTCTCTAGCCTGTTTACCAAATGACTTTTTCAAACCATCATAATGAGCTAAAGCCATAGGAATCTTTGGTCTTCCAAGTGGGTCTCTATCTCTAGCACTACCATCTTTACCATATTTCGATACCTCTTTTGGTCTTCCTGCTCCATCAAAACCACCCTCAGGTGCACCACCCTCATCTTTAAATACTGAACCAGATTTTGATTCTTGGTCAAATCCACCAGATTGCATATCACTTGGTGTTCCAACTGATTCACCTGTATCTGCTGGGTCATTACCCTCCATCTTAATCTGTTCGAATCTAAACGCTGTTTTTTGGTCGTGTACTAACTCTTTATCCATTGTTTTGATTTGGTCATCAGAGAAATTGAATATATTTTTATAAATCCATTCTGTACTCATCATTTGATTATCTTTCATATCACGAGCAAGATTTATTTTATTACCCCATAGTTCAATCTTTTCTTGTTCGTATATTGTAGATGGACTTGTTAGGTTTAATTCAAAGTTCACCAACTCTGCATCTGTATATCCTTGTGAATATAAATGTACAACTGCAACCTTAGTTAACTCACTAACAAGAATTCTTTGAACTCTCTCAATAGTACGAGCAAATCTAACATCTTCTGCTGCTAATGTTGCCTTTGAACCTAATCCCTCTTCATATCCTAAGAATGCTTTCGGTACATGAAGTGCCGCTAATAAACGATTCTTTAGATACTCAATATCCTCTGTAGTTTCATAAGTCATTCCAGGTAGGGATTCGATATTTGTTCCACTATCTCCACCTCGAACTGGCATAAAGAAATCTTCTGTAAGATTCTGTATGTTAAACTTCAAGTTATAATCACCAGTCGCATCATCAATAAATGGTGTTTTCTTCATCTTGTTGATGATTCTTTGCATATAGTTATCAACTTCATTTGGTGGTATGTTTCCAATATCCACTTTGAAGATTCTCTTTTCTGGTGCTCTCATGATTCTATGAATTAACATAGCATCTTCCATAAGAGTTAATTGTTTCCAAACTTTTCTACCACTTTCTAAAATAGATTTACCATAAGGCATTAGATTACTATCACTTGCTAATCTAAAGTGTGCAATTTGGAAATTTTCAAATTCTATCTTTTTACCTTTACTTGAACGAGCAAAATAAGGATGTTGTGATTCAACTGCTTCCATATAAAATTTTACATAGTATGGATTCTCTGGGTCTTCTCCCTCAGAACGAACTAATTCATATGGTGATACTGGTACAACATTTGTAATACCATATTTATCCTCTACATCTAAATACAAAAAGAAATCACCATACTTAACAAGATTTCTTGTCCAAGGCCATAAATTAAATTCAATGTTCATAATGTCATAAAACAAGTTATGTAGTATTTGTTTTATATTATCATTATCACTTTGAATCTCTAACGCCTGTCCATATGGATTCTTCATTGTAGATTCATCAGCATAAATATCAAGTGCAGATGCGATAATTGAATCTGCCTCCATACTTTCATAATCTTTAAATAATCCTAATCTTGCAGCTTGTAATTGTGCAAAACTTGAGTATCCACTATTGACTAAATCCAAACCACTATGTAGTTTAGAATATCTATCAACTAAGTGTGACCTTGTTGCTGATTGTATTTGTTCGGTATCTGCTACCTTTAACTTTCTTCCACCGACATTTCTTACGATAACATTTGTTGAGAACAATCGTCTCAGTCTACCGAATAATGTTGTATCTGCCATTTTTTACCTCTATGTTATAAGAGCCACTCCAATGACTCTTTTTTCTTATCTACTTCCCACTCCCAAGAATCATTTTTGTTTTCCTCAGGTGTGTAAAGACCATCAATATCTTGCATTCTATTGAGAGTCTTTTTTGTTAATTCAATTCCCTCAGTTCGTAATCTTAATGCAGTATCACGAACCCACAATCCGATAGCAAACGACATAACTAAATCATCATTGTATCCTGCCATTGCTTCGGCTCTGTTATTATTATAGATGAAAGTAAATAGTTCATCGATTAAACGATTACTACGAACTACTACACTTTCCTCTCTAAAAAATTCTTCTAGCTTAGCTATAATTAGTGGACGGGTCTTCATTGTCGTTGAAAATCCTGCCACCATATTTCTTTCTTGAGCTCTGTATTTATTATTCATCTGATGTTGTACATCGATGTATTGTAAATCTTTACTCGTATAAAATAGATTAGGATAATCTCTATCTATTACTTGTTGGATGGTTGCCCAACCAATATTATTGTTTTCTATAATTAGTAGAGCATCGTTATATTCCGTTGAAATACTCACTAACATATTACCAAAATCTTTAGTACTTAACCTACCTTTATACTCTGCAACTTGTTCTAATGATTCAATATCA